TTCAAGCCGTATTACAGGAGATCGGCAAGCGTCCCGCATTGATAACCGCGTATCTCAGCACGGTTATCAACGCCGCTGCCGACAATCTGCCTGATCCGCGTCATATGGATTGCCTGTTCTAACAAAAGTTTGGCCGGACGATATTCCAGTACCGTCCGGCCATTGCAAACAGTAATTAACTCAACCAAACCATTTGCAAGGAGATTCTACCATGTCCCGTCATTTTTACGCTGTTTATTGGCCTTACGGTGTCAACACTTCCAATTTCGACCATGAGCCGATTGGTACTGTTGTCCCATTCGATACGGCTAAAGCGCGTGACGCTTACGTTGCTGCTGACCGGTTCGACGGTAATTTTCATAAGAGCGTGCCGGATTATCGATTGACGCGCAAGATGATGCTTGAGGCGCTGAGAGAGTTCCGTTCGTATGAACTGTTCGGTGACGTTGATTCGAGGGAGGCGTGAGTGTCATGGAAACGTTGAAATTGTGGGCTGATTTTCATGTTGGTCAGCAAATGTATGCATATGACCATTTTGATGTGGTCGAGCGTAAGCGTTATTGGCGTCCCGTGTCGAAAACGTATCTTGTGTGCGCGTGGCTGCGTGACTTGATTCGTGGGATGCGTGATGCGCGCTTGGGTGGATTCCAGGGTTGGTTGTACTGCGTTGTCAAGGATGGCGGGTTCACCACTCAGGAGTTCATGGGGTTCAACGATGAAATCGAGGTGTTGTGATGATTGACGTGAATATGCTGCCGCGTGAGCTTACCGGCTATGTCGGTCATGTCTGCGGCCTGTGGTTCGGCAGTTATTTTATTGATTTTGAGCCTGTGTTCGTCCATTCCACGGCGGGCATCATCGGTGAACTGTACGAATACCTGGTGGATACGGTTCAGGACAATTCGATGAATGGCGGCTTGGATTATGAGGATGCGGAAGAGTACGCGAAGTTGGCGGCTACCGTTCCGTGGTCTATGGAAGAGATTGACCGCGTGGCGGAACAGTCTTTCCGCTACGTGTCTGACCGAACGTTGCAGGTGGCTTACGCCTTGTGTGTCCTCACTTTTGATGCGATGTTCCCGCAGAAAATCGAGGTTGTCAAACCGGACGTGCGGGAGACGTTGTTTAGCGTGGCGTTCCCGCATGATTGGCAGCGCCGCATGGCGGAGTCTGACCATGATCGCGTGAGCGCGTATCGCATAGGCTTGGAATGCGTGACGAAAGCGTATGACAAGGTTTTCGACAGTGTGGACGTGCCGGAATGATGGATTATCCATGAATCCGGTTCGGAAACGCCGGATTTGACACGCTGCAAACAATATTCTAAAACAATTTCCAACAGGATGCGTCTAGGCATCCTCACAGACTCAAGGAGACTGAAAATGATTGCAAGAGAGTTCACATATACGGCTGACCGCTTCGACGCCGATGTTGAAACGCAGATGGCTACGCTTGAATGGTTCACCACGAACGCTAACGGCAGTTATAAGCATCATTCATTGCGGATGCCGCATGATGGCATATCCGCTGGCGTGAATCGAGCGTTGGATGTGATGCGGGAAGATTACCCCGATACCAATCCGACGGTTCGACGTCCGATTTATCGGAATGGACGCTTCTACGCGCAGTTCGTTATCGATGTCAATGTTGACAACAAGTGAGAAAAGATTCTGAAATGAGAAGCTACAAGGAAATCGCAAAGGAAACCGGTACCACCATCGCGGATGTGCGCGAGGCCATGAGTCTTGCGGAGAAGCGCGAAATGCCGGTTGACCACTACTACGACGATTACGATAGCCGGATAAGTCTGACATTCTCGCCTGCCGACTATGGGCGGTGTGAGGTCATTGTCAAAACGTTCTGGGCCATCGCCGACAAGTGGGGGCGCCCAGGGAACTGCGGTAGCGGGCGCACTCGCGAGGAAGCCGTCATCAACGCCCTTAACAATGGACTCCGCGCATGAAAAATGAGGGTGGCTGGCATGTAGTCAACCACCCTTGAAGTCCACTCTCGTGGAAACTTGTTGAAGTCGAGTTTGCAAATGAAACCTCAACGAAGAACCTCTTTTGGAAGGCTGGTAATCATGGTATCACAAAAACCACGCAGGAAGTGCGCGGTTCCGAATTGTCAGATGATCGCGCAATGCGGAGACTACTGTTTCCGCCATTACAACCAGTGGATTTACCGTCGCAAGAAAGACCTTGCGCCCGGAGATTCCCCTGATGGCTGGCCGTGTCCAATCTGCGGCGAGAAGCTAGGCAATCTGGCGGCACACATGAGCAAGCATCATGGCATCAGCTTGAGGGAATACTATCGTCAGCACAACGTGCGATGCAGTATTCCCGATTGCGACCGTCTTGCCGAGATGCGTGGCATGTGCCGGATGCACAGGCGACAGGTCAAGGAGGGTAGGTTTTGGAGAAGAAAACATTAGGCAAGGCCCAGTTCCGTGCGACGAGGGAACGTTGCGGCATCAGCCAGCAGATGCTCGCAAGCAAGGCCGGTGTCAAGGTGTTGAGCGTCAAGCGGTGGGAGAAGCCAGGCGATGCCGAAGCGCCGGCTGACGTGCGCGCCTGGCTTGGACATATGCTTGCCTTGCACATCCAGGCGGTTGAAAGCGCTTTGGATGCGGTGGACGAAATGACGGAAACGCAAGGACACGCGCCCAGCCACGTGGACCTGCTCTATTACCGTTCGCAAGAACACTACGACCGTTACGGACGGGACCAAGGCGATTACGCCATCGTCAATGCCCGCAGCAGGGAGATAGCCGCGATCCTTGAAGCGCGGGGCATCGAAGCGCGGTTCCGTTATCCCGAGGATGATGAAGCCGGTTTCCAACGTTTGGCGAACACTCGCTAAACGCATTTGTTGTTAACAGGGCCATTGTAGACCACTCAGACGTTGCCTGACGCGGTTTGTAGCCAGTTGTCCACTAATTCGGCTTCGTTGACTGGCTCGAAACGCCATGCGTCTAATCCGACGTTGATCTCATTGTGATGCCTGCCGAACTCAAGCGGGTCATGCGCGTGCGTGTGTCCGTGCAGAAGCAGCGTGTTGTTCATGCGTGGTATCGCGTATTCGGCTAATTCCGGCGCGTTCCAATTGGTTGAGACTGCGCCTAGGGGTTTGCTTTGCGTGAAGTCTTCACGCCATTGGAAGTGGCTTAAAAATACCGTGTGTGGATTGTTGCCCCACTCGTCTCTGATTTCGGTGATGCCGACCATTCCGACTTCCACGAACACGCTTGCCAACTTTTCCAGCGTGCGGGTGGAACCGTACATTTCGTGGTTGCCGAGGATCAAGTGTCTGCGTTTGCGTGGAACCTGTAGATTCTGGATGCGCATTATCGCCTGATCGACGCTCCACGTGCTGCCGGAGCTGATGTCTCCGAGGATGTAGAGTTCGTCTTCCTCGCCAACATACGTGTTGATGCTTCTGATGATGTCGGCATCATGCTTCCGCCAGTTAACACAGTTCTTGAGCGGCTTATGCTCATGTTCGGCTTGTTGTTTGATCGATGCATCCTTAGCGTATCCGAGTAGCGCGTATCCGCGTAGCGCGGCCACGAACGGATGCGCGAAATGCAAGTCACTAGTGAACCACTTCATCCTTAACACCGTCCTATTTCATTATCCATCCCATACTGCTTATCCCACTTGTCCAATGCTTCCAAAATGTTCGGCAGTCCAAAATAGTCGTAGTATTCGCTGTAACGTTCGCCGCTTTTCGTCTCGAATGCGATGGTCAGCATTTCGGGGTCATCGCCACAGGTTTCGCAGACCGCTTCGCAGAATGGCGAATAATCGTAGCCGACTACTCGTACCGGCCGATAGTCGCTTCCGTCGAACAGTTCCGGTGATTCGACTTGCAACACGCGCATCAGCAGTTCGTTCGTTGATTTACTGGTGGTGTCCTCTGCCATACTCCCCTACTTTCCGTTGACTTCGATTACCAGTTCCGTGTCACCATGAACGGTCGCCTTGATATCGTCATTGAGCTGATTCGACAGGTGCATGATGATGTCGGTGACAGTTTCGTAATTCAGTTTCGGGGCAATGGTGATGTTCCCACAGCCGTCGGGCACGGCTTCGATATCGTTGCTGTACACCGGCATGGAGTATTGCGTCGCTCTTAACTCCTTGAGTTTCCCTGACATGACGATTTCGCAATTGTCTAAAATGATTATCTTCTCGCCTAAGTGCGTGGCGTTCAGATGGTCCGCTGTGATGATTGTCTGCTTGCTCACCAGAGCCAACCTCCCCCAATGAACTGCCAACAGTCCGAGTCCGTTTCAATCTCGATGATTCGCAAGTCCGGGAATTTCTCGCGGGCAAGCTTGGTTACGCGTGTCTCCGCTTGTTCGCATGTCGTGTAAACGCCCATGATACTTACGAATCCCGCAGTGCATGACGTTTCGCCCATGTGCATTGGGGCGTCAGTGAACGAATCGGGATTATATGGTTGATCCCGGTACTCGATGTATTCGTTGTGATCCTGTGCGTTCGCAGTTACTAGGTAGATTCGCATGACGCGCTCACTTTCCACTGATTTTGATTGTCTCGCTCATTCCGCGTAGCCTCCTATGTATTTCCAGCAGTTCGCGTCCACGATGAATTCATCGATCGGGAAAACATCGAAGCCTTCACGGTCGAGTTCATCCCAACGATGATCCGCCTGCTCGAATGTGGAATAGACGCCCATTATGCTCACGTACTCGCCGTATTGGTCAGCCAGTCTCCTGCTCATGGTGAAATACGGATGCCACCTATCTACCGGTTCGAGCGTGTAATCCCTGTATTCGTCCCT